TGCCGTTCAGCGTTATCGTCTTTGTATCGCCGATGTCAAAATAATTTGCGCCGATACCCATTGCTCCAACTGTCTGAATGCTTGCCCAGTCCGTGTCCTCAAGTGTTGCGCCTATCACGTAAGCTGTCCCCGCGACTGTAATCGTTCCGCTTGCTGCGTCGTGTTCGCCGTCGCTCGTTAATGCAATGTTTATCGTTGTGTCATCCTGACTGTAGCCAATACGTGTTAAAATAATTTTCTTGACTGTAACCGCGCCGCTGCCTAAAGCTTGAATACTTACGGCGATAACGTCCGGTGCGCTGCTTGTTGCCGTAAGCACGCCCGACCCCCTGTATGTGCAGTTTATTCCGACGCTCTGATTTGTGCCTGGTACTTCAGCATTAACCGCGCTGAATGACAGTTCAGGGTCTGAGCTGTGCGAGCCGCCGCCGCCGCCGCTTGTTAATAACTCATTCACCGCCGCGACTATACTCGACTTTGTTTCAGTCTCTAAGCTTGATAAATCTCCGATTTTAGTTAAAGCTGAATTAGCGTTAGTATTAGCTGTGCCTGCTGTGTCTGCTGCGCTGTCTGCGTTTGTCTTCGCTGTGCTTGCTGTTGAGCCTGCCGTGCTTGCTGCTGTTGACGCGCTCTGTGCTGCTGTCATTGCGGAGCTTGCGTTCGTCGTTAAGCTTGCTGACTCACCCTGTATCTCGTTTATTGATGAAATAAAATTTGATTTGCTTTCAGTGTTTAAATTGCTTGAGCTGCCGGTCTTGCTGTCAATCTCGTCAGTGTTGAACTTGATAAAGCCGGGGACGTTCACTCTTCCTAATGCCATATCATCACTCACCCCTGTTCATTAAGCTTTGTAAATATAATGCCAGCTGCCCTGTATGCTCTCCGTCGGAATTTTCTTTGTCCTGAACAACAAAACATTATTAGCCGTCTCCACCGTTGGATTAAGTCCGCAGTCCCTTGCCGCTGCTATAGAGTTATAGCCTATAGTCGCGTCAACAACGTCGGACGTTGTCATGCCTGAAACTGCAAGTGATTTATAATAATTATTATCGCCGCCGTCCGCCGTGTATGCTGTCCATCCGTCAGTCGTGAGCGTAAAGCTGTGCGGCGCTCCTAATGCTGATAGTTTGCTGCTGTTAGCGTTGACTGTTGAAGTTAAACTCTCTAAGCCCTCTTTAATATTCTTTACTGCCATGTTATAAAATTTATTCAGCGACTCTGTTATCTTGCTCATGCTCTCACTCTCACCTCTAAAAATTTAAAAATTAAAAGGGACGCAAGCCCCGTTAATAAAACTTGCGCCCCGAACTCTGGAGGATTTGCTGAATTAAATAAAATTACTCTTCGTACTGTCCGTTGATGATAGCGGTAATATCAGCTGCGGTTGCGGCCTCAACGTCGTCGAGCGTTGCATAATTGCTCAAGTCAACCATGCCTGCTAACACGTCGAACTTGTAAACTGCTGCTGCATTAGCGGCTGCTGTGTTGACGATAACGATATTACTGCCGGCCGGATGAGTTTTGCCCGCGCCCTCAACGAAGTCGGCGGTCGTCGTAAAGGCTTCCGTGATGTTGTAGACGTTGCCCTCGTTCGCTGCGACTAATAAGCTTGCGGCAATGCCGGAAGCTGCGAGGCTGCCCTTCGGCTTGTAGGTCGCCGTGATTTTAGCGTCAACCTCGGCCTTAGTGTAAGCGTCAGTGATGCCGTAGCCTGAAATAGTCGTCGCGCTGTCAGCTTTAGCAGCGAGGCTCGTGTCAACCTGCGTCTTAGTATAAGCGTCTGCGATATTGTAACCCGCAAGAGTAGTCGCGCTGTCGGCTTTAGCAGCGAGGCTCGTGTCAACTTCGGTCTTCGTGTAAGCGTCGGCGATATTATAACCCGCCAAGCTTGTCGCGCTGTTGGCCTTGCCTGAAATCTCCGTGCTGAGTTCTGCCGTTAAATCCGACTTCGCAACCGAGTCCTTTGTCGCGAGTGCGCCCTTGTCGCTCAGCTTTAAGAAACGTGCGTCGTTGTTTCTTCCTGCGCCCTTTACTACCTGCGATAACTGGTCAACCGTTACTTTCTTGTTATTAGCCATAATAAAATTCCTCTTTTCTTCAATTCACAAAATATTTTTCTAAATACCTATCAGCGCAAAAATAATTAAAGCCTGAAAGCCGGAGGCTCTCTTGCTCTGTGTGCAAATTTAATCATCATACTGATTGCCTAAAACGTCATCAATGTCTTCCTGCGACGCAATCGTCGGGTCTGAGCTTGAGCCTGAGCTTGAGCCTGAGCTTGAAGTATCTTCGCCGTTATACATATTTTCAATAATCCCGCTTATGTCCTCAGCGTCCGCAACCTCGCCGGTCTCGCCCTCGTCATCATCGTCATACATATTGACAATAATATCGCTTAAGTCTTCGTCCGACGCAACGCCCGTGCTGCTGATGTCGTCGTCGTCGTACTGTTTGCTTAACACGTCGTCTATATCAGCTTCAGTTGCCAAGTCTGAGTAATGGAACGGCTTTTCCTCAATCTCGCCGTCATTCACGAGTAATAACGCGGCTTTAATTCTATTAGCCGGTATTTTGCTCGCCCGAACTGTCATATATTTATCATACACGCCGACGATAGACGATAAGCCAGCGTCAATAGCTATTTGAAACGAGAGCGGGTCAATGTTTAAAAACGGTATCATGTCCGCATTAAACAAATCATTTTCGATGTTTAGAAAATAATTATAGCCTGTTAATCCGCCCTCATCCAACTGCCAGCCGTCGTTAGAGATAATAAAATTATTTAAGCAAATAACTTCGGCCTTTCGTGCTATTTTCTCATCAGCGGCTGTTAATTCATCGTCGGCTGCTATAAACGCGTCGCGTATGCGCTCAACGTCATCTACTAACCTATTTTCTCTATGCGGCAGCGGCCAGTTCCGCTCGCTCCTATCGTCATAAACAGCCATAATAAAATTAATTTAAATTACGCGTCAAGAACAACCGCACTTAACGACGTAAGCAAAGGCCTCGCACTCGCCGAGCCCTGCAAGTCAATTTTAATTCTCGTAGTCCCCGCATTGCAGTTCACAAATCTCTTGCGGGTAACCCAGCCCGAGCCTATCTCCGTGTTCTCGCTGACTTCAGCTTCAGTCCATGTGTCATTGCCGGTCATAATAGAGATTGCGATGTTCGAGCCATGCGGCATAAACTCGTTCGTCGTAATCATAATTCGTTTATTAGCACCGCAGGCAAACGCACGCGAAATATAATTTGCGCTGTTAGCAAGCTTCGCCGTCATGAGCTGTGGACTGCGGCCTAATATCGGCGAGAATTTTGCGTCGCCTGATAATTCAGCCTCTAAAATATATTCGCCGCTCAAAGTCTTATCGAAAGATATAGCCTGCCACGGCTGCATTCGAGTAATCTCAACGTCGCCCTGCTTTAATATAAACGTGACGTAAGTGTCTGAACCGGTCATCGCGGCCTCAGCAAGCGGCATAATGTCAGTAACGCCCGTTAAGTCATAGCTGCCGAGCTCAATAATTTTTTTAGAATTATTAAACTTCGCGCCCAGAAGCCTGAACGCTAAATCAGCATTCTGGTGCGGTGTCCAAGTCGCAGCGTTGGAGCTTGAGAATAATACGCCCTCTGAATAAACTTGTGAGCGCACCCAGCCCGTGTTAGCGTCCCAGTCTCCGAGCTCAGCAATTCCAACGGTGTGGTCTGCCGTGTCTGTTAATATAGTTATCGCGTACTCAGTCCCCGCGTCAAGATAAACGGGGCATTCGAACTCCGCCCTGTTCCAGTCTTGAGCCGTTAAACTCTCGTTAGCAAGCGACGCACTCGCCAGCGTGTTAGTAGTGGGATAGCCGTTGCTCATCTCACGAATTTCAACTCTAATATTACTCGCGCCTTTATTCTCGAGCCAGAACTCAACGCCGGAAACTAAACGCGGCTCATTAAGCGTAAAGCTCTGAGCCAGCGGGTCAACGTGATATCTATATAAATTCCTGATAACGCGCGTGACTTTCTGATTTATTCCCGTGAAATAAGCGAAGCCCTTACTGCCTCCGCTTCCCGTCAGTTCAACGAGCTTTGTACCTGATGGGATATTCGCCGGTATCGTGAACGTCGCGGTGTAATTGCCGCTTGCGTCCGCCGTGTCGTTCGAACATGTAACCGGTATGCTGTCAAACGTGACGCTTATCCTCTCGCCGTATCCAAATCCTTTGCCTGTAATCTTTACCGTAATTTGCCGCAAATTAAAATTTTGTACGGTCTGAGATACTACCGTCCGGCTAATTAAATTGCTGTAATGCCAAGCCTGCCCTATGTATAAAGTAGATAAAGCCGCGTTATAACTCGTGTCAACAGTCTGAACATATCTATCAACCGACGGCTCTAAAACAACAGTCGCCGGTATCGGGTCAAAATTTTGATATTGATTTATCTGCATACTCTTCGTGTGCTGCGGCTGATTAATTAAAATCTCATGAGCAAAGTCTAAACACACTTCATTATCTAAATCAATTTCACGCGTTTCGGCTGTCAAAGGCAATTGCAAAGTCTGGTCAACAATGGCCGCCGTCTGCTCAAAGCCTGCGTCCCTCATGTCGTCGTCAAACAACGGGTCGACAAAAATATTATATGCACTCGTCGGAGCTTCGAGCATAATATCAAAACGCTGCTCATTGCGCGCAACTAAACTATATAAATCCTGAATGCGCTCCTGCATCTTGCGCAAATCTTCAACCGGCACGCGCTGCGTCGCAACGTTCTTGACTTCCGGCAGGCCGTCCCAGTTCTGATAGACTTCTGCCAAACATATCGCACCGGGCGGAGTTGTCGGAACAGTCGGCGAGTATCTATGTGCAACGCCCCGCACTATCCCCACGCTTCTATCTTTATACATGACTATTAAATCAATGCGCGGCATTCTATATTCATAATCTATTTCGATTAAGCTATTAGCAACGCCGCCGCTTATCGTCACCGTGTCAGTGTCCCATGCGTCCGCGTTAACAGCCAGTCTATAACGATAAGTCACGACATAGCTTGAATACGGCGCGGGCTCCTCACCCGAAAGCGACCAGTTTAATTTGTCATTGCCGAAATAAAAGTCCGTGTTCTGCGTGAAATGCAAATTGCCCTGATACACGTCAACTATTTCAAACGTTGAAGTGTTAGGCAGCTCGTCAACACAGCCGGTATAGCCGCCGTGAGTAAGCGTGACTGTGCGCTCTTTAGTAATTAATACCTGCTTTAAATTTTCAATCGGCCTATGGCTCGCGCCAATAGTCACAGTCCCGTTAGTAGCAGCATTAAACACATGGACTTCCGACTTAACATCTGCCAAGTTCGGCTCTTCATCGGCCATAACTCTCACCGAGTGAGATATTACAGCCTCGTATCCGTTCACGTGCGCCGTTCCCTCTGACACGCTGAATACTTGCTTGCCTGCGACGTCGCTTTCAAGAGCTGTCACCCGCAAGCCGTCTACTACATAATCACCGTTTGCGTGATTGTCATATCTCGCCAGTGCGTCCGTGTACTCAGGGCTGATGGCTTCCTGAAGCTGTGTCACCATTTCTCCGTCGGACACTCCATAGACAGGGAAGAACGGCATGTCATAACCGTCGGTGCTTAGTCCCCAGACTGCTTCCGTTACTATTCGATAAGCGCCGGGCATGTGATACTGCGGCGTGCCTTTCGCCGGATCAAATAAACTATTATCCTCATACTCAGTCACGCACCGCGACATCTTCCAGATACCGGCCTGTACTGCGTCAATGTCCGGAATGTTTAACGTTGCCGCCTCGACTTTATACACAAGCCCGTCTAAAAATACGCGCCCCGCCTCGAGTTTTGCGATTTTACTCTCAGTGTCATACGAGATAGCGCAGCCCTCGATTATAGTTCCGTCCGCATATAAAGCCTTGCCTAAAGATTTAATTTTGTCTTCAAGCACATGCTGCATTTCGTTGAACTCGGCGCTCTGCATCGCACGGCCTGCCATTACTCCGACATAGTCCCATTTTTTAGTCTCGTCGTATCTGTCGTAAAAGTTCGGCGAGTTTATAAGCTTGCTGATTTCTGCTGCTGTCATAAGCTCTTGCTCCTTTCTTAAATAAAATTAAATTAAAGCGTCAATATAGTCCCGTATGAGCCTTTTTTATTAGGCGTGAACGTGTCAACTATTTCTAAATGCTCAAGCAAAATTAAAGTCCCCGGGTCTTCAATCTGGTCGGGCGTGAAAAACGTCTGCTTCTCCGGCAAGCCCGCCTTAACCTGCGTGTCAATAAACACTCCTACCTCACGGATTGCGTCCGCCAGTCCCTCGCCGTAGTCAAACATGAAGTGCAAATAAATTTGCCGCGTCGGCTCTTCTGAATACGTGTAACGCTGTCCGCCGGGCATGTCAATCTCGCCGTCCTCGTCCTCTTTAACGAAAAAGGCGCGGGTTAATTTCTTGCGCCCTATCTCATTTATTAAGCTCACAGCTTGATAATCCACAGCCTCGGGCGTTATTCCCCAGTCATAAGCCGAGCCTATCGCAAGATATATCGGCCTCGATAAAATACTCTGCGCTAAAAATACCCTCGCTGAATTAGTCAATACAGCCATGCTATTACCACCTTCTCTAAAATTTAAACTAAACTAAAACTAAATAACATCTTCTTGCCTGAATAGTCCCAGCTTGACACGTCTGAAATTAAATTCTCGTCTTCTAAGCACGCTGCGATACAACGCTCATGAGCAAAATTATTTTCAGCCTGCGCGTTATGCTCAGCTTGCAAAACTCTATCAAAGTTCATCGCGCTCATGCTTAAAACTTCATCTTCAAGAGCCTTTATATTTAAATTTATATTTAAATCAGGCTCATAATCTTCAACTTCTGCAGTCTCGCTCAAGCTGTCCCAAAAATCTTTGTCCCAGTAACCGGCCTTAAAGACTTTTGTCTCGCTTGCAACTCTAAAAATTTTAGAGTTATCTTCAAGCTCTAAGCTTGCGGTTAAATTATTAAAATTATTAAAGCCTGAATTACTTATAAACTCGCCCGCGTCATCCCAGCGCGACACATCCCAAATAACTTTATTTTTCGCAAAATTATTTTCAGGATTTAAAATAACCGCACGCTTGAACTGCCAGTCCAACGCCGCCAAATCATTTATCTCAGAGTTCGCAGTGATATAAATCTGCCCGTCTAAACCAGCCTTGCTTATCGCTAAAATTTTATTTGCGTAGTCCCAGCGTGACACGTCCCAAGCTAAACGCTCAGTCTCCAAGCTTGCAGATAACAAACGCTCTTGAATTAAATTAAACTTAACTTCCGGCGCGCTCTTAACTTCAAAATTATTATGCGTGATTATGCCGCTTGAACTCGTGACATCGTCGGCAAATAATTTTATTAAAATACCTGAACCGGTCTCGTAATACTCCGCCGCCTCGCTTAAATAATCCCAGCTGTCATAGTCCCAGTAGCCGGTCTTTAAGCCAGTTATCTCGCCCTCAAGCTTAAATATAAAATCTTCCTGAACCGGCTGCCCCGTCCACGACACAGCTTCAGCCCACGTAAGCTCGTTCCAATTTTTAGCAGCAGGGTCATAAACAAAACACCCGTGCTCTATAGCTCCTATAGGCTCGGGCGTTATGTCATGCTTAAAGTCCGCAAGCAGCGCATGAACTTTATTAATATAAAAATTTCGTTTAAACGCGCTCGCATAGTCCCACAGCGAGTTATCCCATATATTAGGATATAGAGTTGAGAACTCGCCGTCGCCCCATTCTAAGCTTGCGACTAAAGGCGTTTCAGAAATCTGCCAGCCCTGCGTGTAGTACATCGGGACATTATCCCAAGTATTAACGTTCCAAAAGGCCGTGTCATGTATTGACGAGACTTCGCGCTCAAATAATCTCTTAATCACAGCCTCGCCGGTCAGAGCCGTGTCGTCTGACGTGAGCATTCCCCAGTCATAAATTCTTTCGATTAAATGCTCCCATGTGCAAGTATCCCAAATGCAATAATGCTCATTCGGTAGAAATTCAGGCGACGATATCGACAGATTTAATAATTCAGAGTGAAAGGGCTTGCCTTGATTAAACCAGAACGATAATTTTTCCTTTATCTCCTCAACGTCCCAGCTGTAATTCTCAGCCTCAACATACTCCTTACTCAGCGTCAAGCCAATGCCAAAGTAATGCGTCCGGACGTTATACCAGTCGCCCTTGTGGTCTTGAAAGGGCTTGCCCTCGGGCTTTTGAGTTGTGTAAACGCCGCTTGCGTCCCTGAAATAAGTTTTAATCTCCCACTCCGCCGCGCCGATACTATTTAATACAAGCTCTAAACTCCGCTCCGTGCCTTTTAATTTTAGAATATGCGGCCAGTTTTTAATCTGCTTGCGCCAAAAGCCCGGCGAGTTTCCGATTAGCTTGCAGCCTGTTAAAGCAGCTAAATAAACAAGCTTGTCATCAGGACACTTGTCGACATTAATTAAATCCGTTAAGCTTGCAATCTTCTTCTCAATTAAATCAACGTCAACATCAAGCGCGTCTATAAATTTTCTTAAATTATTAGGCCTTAAATAATATAAATCAGGAATTACGCCCGCAATGCGCCCGTTGTTAATTTTAGTTTTATCTTCAGCCATTGTCTTTTACGCTCATCCTAAAATTTATATTGCCCATTACCAGCAGCTCGCTGATACTTGCCTTTATAGTCTCTTTCGGACTGTCAAGCTCAACGTGTTCAACGCCCTCGATATTATCTATAGCCGCGTACACGTCGCTAATCCTTAACGCCTCGCCCATTTCGCGAGTGTCGATATTAAGCAAATTATTCAGCGCGCTTTTAATTTTTTCTAAAATATCTTGACTATTAAAGCCCTCGGAGATAATCACTTCGCCCGAAAAATTTATTTTGCTCCAAAATCCGTTTTCAATTTCGAGCCAGTCCGTGAGCATTTTATATTTATTCAAATACTCAAGTAATTTATCTTTCAGGGCTTGCGTAGGCATTGCGACGCTGTTTTCATCCTGCCCGTAAGTCAAAACATAAATTCTAATTACATTTGCCTCGCCGTCTTTCTCTCTTGCCACAGCATGAGCTTTAGCAATTCTCCCTGCTTCCGGCGAATTAAAATTCACGGCAAAAGTCTCATAATCGGCCTGTGTCACGCATCTTTGCTGAGTAGCGAACCATAACGGCGCTTGCTTTTTAATGCTCTCCATGCTCTGAGGCTCTGCCCCGCCCGAAGCCCAGTTCAAATTAGTGACGCTCACCGGCACATTATTGCCCTGCTCATCAAGCGCAATATCCCTCATGCTCGTTAAAGTATTAGGCGCGACGTTGCCCTGAACTCCGCCGCCGACTCTATAAACGACGCTGATACGTTCGCCCGTCCGTGGGATTAAGCCGTTCACTCCGTCACCGAAAGTAATTCGAACTCTGCCCCATGCGTCAAGCTCTGCCGTGAAAATCTTTTCGCCCGCTAAGTGATCTGCAAGGCTTTCGACTGCTTCCCAGTCATACTCGCCGACGCTCAAACTCACAACTTCTATTACACCGGCTAATGGCAAATAAAATTCTTGATAGGCCTCGCCGTTCGACACGCCTATAATATCTTCATGCGTCTCGCCCTCTATTGCTCCTACTGTAACGCTTAACTCACCGGCTTTAATTCTCGCTTCATCCTGTGTCTCGAACATCACGCCGCTTTGCGTTTCAATCTGCGCGCCTTTAGGCAGTACAACATCAGTATCATGCGGCTCTTTAATGCTCACAGTAATATCAGCCTGAGCGGCCTTTGCACCGGACGGCGTGTAAGCGATTAATTTACATAAATTAATTAAATTCTGCCGTTCAGTCACGGTCGGCAAATAGACTTCGTTTGCCTGCCTGTCCAAATAAAATAATAATAAATCGGCAATATACGCAAACGCCTCGACAAGCATAACGCCTGAATTATCCTCTTCAAAATCATTCCATGCGTCCGCACCGTAAACTTCTTTAATCCTTGCTATGCAGTCTTCAACAATCGCCGCGTGGTCTTTGTCTATATAGCTAAAACGTTTTAACCCAGCCATCCGCGCACACCTCCAGTCCGGCTTATCTCGACTGAGTATTTATAGATTTCACTTCTCGGCTTTAAATAAAATCTCAAATGAAGCACGACGGCGAACTTTGACGGATAAGCTTTAACAGTGCTTAATTTTTTATTTAATATCACCCGAGGCTCCCATGCTTTAATAGCGCGTATCGCCTCGAACCTAATTAACGCGCAGGTCGCATGGTCTAACGGCTCAAAGATAAAATCCATTATGCGCGAGCCGAACTCCGGCAGCATGACGCGCTCACCCTTGCGAGTGCCTAAAATCTGCAAAATATTTCCTTGAATTAAATTAATATCGCTCGCCTCGTTAAATAATCCCTTGTCGCCTTGTTTAACAGGGTACGCAATTCCGCGCCACATTTATATCACCTCATTTTCTTATCCTCCGATAAAAACATTGCCGCTTCCCGTCGCGACAGTCCCGCCGCAAGCTACAGGGTCACCTATGCGCCCCGCTTGCTTGCCGTTAATATAGACAGTGCTGCTCCCGCTTGCTAACACGCTCCCATGACATCCATGCGGCACGTCCGGATGTGTGCAGCAATGAACGCTCCACGCGTCGCCCTGCCTATGATTAGGCCGTGAATTAGTGAACACGTTCGGGCTGCCCTGTACGTTAGCTCTCGGCGGGAAACACGCGTGCCCTGTGCAAATGTCATTTAATCTTGCTGCTGGCGGCATGATAATTCACTCTCCTCAAAATATTTAATTCAAATTAATCACGCCCGCCGTCTCTTTAATCTCGTTCGGGGCGTTAATGAAAATTTTGCCGTCCTTAAACAAAATATAGCTGCCGTTCTTGTCCTCAAGCTTTATAAACTCCTCGCCGTCTTTATCGCAGAACGTTAAGGCATGTCCGCTTGTAGTCTTCAAGACTTTATAACAATGAGCGTCCTCTGCCCCGCTTGCAACTTGCGACGGTGTTTCACTCTCAGCAAGCCACACGCCAGTCCAAACGGGATAGGTCGGGTCAGGCCGTCCGTCTTTATACTGAAATTCAAGCCACACGCCCGCGCCTATTTCCGGCACTGTGTATAAAGCCATTTGCGGCATTCCCCCGTATGGGAAACACGGCCACGCCCACGGCAAATTTTCGACGGGCTGCTCGCCGTATGCTGCGTCCACTCGAACTTTTAAACGCCCTAACTTCAACGGGTCATTATTATCAACAACTATTCCCCTATGTTTGCCCGCAAGCTCTAACTCTTCACTCATGATTTATTCCCACCCTGTTTTGCTCAAATCTACAGTCCGGCTCGGCGGCTTTTTATTACTTGCTTTATTATCAGCCGGCTTTGCATTATTATTTTTAGCTGTCTTAGGCGCAGCATCAGGCTTCTTGTCGCTGCTCCCGCCGCCGCTGCCCGTGTTGCTCTTCGCTAACGTCAAGCTGCAAGTGTACCCGCTCCGTGAAATGCTGTGCGTGAGTTTCTTAATTCGCCAGTCGCCTGAAAATCTTCCGCCTAAATTCTCTATAGTAATAGTGTCTTTAGCCTTTAAATACGGCAGTCCGATTATAGACGCGCTTGCTTCCAAATTTTGCATTGCCGCTTTAGCAACTTTGCCCTGAGCTGCGAGTTTCGCCGTCTCTGCGTTATTAGCCGGTGTTGCTTTAACTCGCCCCGCCTCGTCGTCTTTAGCTTTTAAAGCCGTCTCACTGCCGACTTTATTATCAGCTAAAGCCCCGCCGCCTTTATTATTCTCACTCACGGGCTTGTCTCCTAACGATACAACTCTAACGCTTGAGCCTGAGCTTTCAGCCTTGCTCGTCTCTTTAATCTTCTTCTTGCTCAACGGATTAAGCCCCGCGCTCTCTGTAGCTCTTGCCGTGCCTTTGCCTTTCTCTGCGTTCAAGCTAATTCTAAAGCTCTGCAAATAGCCGTCGCCGTCCTTGCCCCATGTGAACTTTCGAACCGGCTCGCTCACTTCATCGGGTTCAAAGTGCAGCTCGTCGTTGCTCACATAAAACACGCAGCCCGTTTCAGCCGCAAGCTCCTTCAAAAATACCCAGTCAGACTTGCCGCCTTGACTTAAAAACTCAAGCTGCACATCTTCTTTTATATTTACTTTAGGCGTGAAATTATGTTTGCTCGCAATGTCACTCACTACATCAGCGATTTTCTTATTGCTCCAACAAGTTCGCGCGGCGCGGCCTGTTAGTTTATGGCCTTTGTCCAAAGCTGTAATATCTATTCTCGCAACCCTGTCATTGCCGAACGTGTAATCAATTTCTTTAATCGTACAGGTCTTCATCTCTGACATGTTGCCGAGATAGCCCCAGCGGGCTTTAATCTCTTTCCCCTCTTGAAGCTGCTCGTTGTCTATAAAACTAAAATCCAAATCGCATATCGTAATCCTCAGCTCGTCCATTTTCTCTTCATCGTCGTCATAGCTAAATTTTTCGATATGCGAACTAATATCAACGCTCAGCTCTTGCCCGTCAATCTCGATTATAAAAATCGGCGCGAAAGTATCAACGCTCATCTTTAATTCACAACCTCAAGCATCACGCGCTCATAGCTCGGCACTCTTAATATCAGGCCGGTCTGAAGCTCCAGCGGATTTGAAATATTATTCACTTCAGCTATAATCCACCAAAGCCTCACGTCCTTATAATATTTATAAGCAATTAAATCAATGCGTCTTTTATCAGCGTCCGTGACTTGATGAAATAAATCGGTCTTGTGAGGCCTGAGTCTTAACGCCTGCCTCGTTCCGAAAAAATCTCCGTTCTTCTTATCCAAATATAAAGTTGAATAATTATAACGGCTTGTGCTGTCAAGTTTGCTCATGCTCTCACATCACCCGCCCCGATACTCTCGTCTATAAATTCTATAAACTCTAATTCAGCCTCTGCGTAAATACTATTTAAACTTTTATCAAGCTTGTTGTGCGTAATTCTTAAAGAGCGCAGCAGCCAGACCTCGTCCGGCCAGTTATCGCCGAATATAATTAATAACTTCTTCGGCGGGTCGTTTAATTTACCCTCCGAATAATCAGCGTACAGCCATGAGCGCAATAATTTTAACGAACTTCCAACGTCGTCGCCCGCGCCCTCATGCAAATAAATGCTAAATGATAATACACGCTCGCCTCCGCCCGTGAACTGATAACGCGGGTGGCTCATGCCTGGTATTTCTATGTTCGCATAGCTTGTATCCTTGCTGTCCTCAATGCTTTCGGGATTAATTTTAAAGTGTATAATGTCCCCGCTGTCAACGTCGGCAATAGCGCCGCTCTCTTCGCCGCCGCCGCTGCTCTCTCCGTCCCAGTCGCCTAATGCGCCGTCATACTCTTCGTCGCCCCAGTCACCTAATGCGCCTTGATATTCTTCGTCGTCCATTTTAAGCTAACGCTGGTGCGCCGCTCCGCATCTCTTGATGTTCGAAAAATCTCGTGATAAACTCACCGATTAAATCGCCGTCAAGATATACAGGCGTCGTCACCGCCTCCATTCTTACATTCATATTATTATTAGCCTGTGCAGCTCTGTGTTCACGTCTCTCAGCCGGCGGCTCATTAAAACTCTCAGCTTGATTATTACGCGATAAGCCCGCTAAAATTCCCGCCGACGCATTCTCTTTAAACTCCGGCATCGCAAAATTATTCATGCCTAAAATATCAGCGGCTTGATTTAACAACGGCACGCCTCTTGACGGGTCGCTCAACGGGATAATAGCCTCCGGGCCGGCCTCAGCTACAAGTCCCATATGCGGCTGCGTGAAAATTCCGCCGAGTGCATGAAACTTAAACGACTTATCAATCCCTGCGGCTGCACCCTGAGCCCTTGCGCTTTCTTGCACCTGACTTGCCGGAATGTTAAGGCTAATATTGCCAATGCGCGAAAGATTTTCAATTCCTGACTGCAATAAATCTAAAGACGATTTTAATTCCATGACTGCCGTAATAACATGCGTCCGAATAATATCGCCGACCTGCTTCATGATATTAAAAATATTCTGAAAACCCTCGCCCAAAGATTTTTTAAACGGGTTCCAAGCGTTAGTCATCTCTTGAACTTTCGCCTCAAAGCCCTCATACATTTTATTTAAAATAGTCAGGTCTTTAGTCTGAGCTTGAACAGTCTGCTGCTCTGTCTTTTCTGAATTGCCCCAGATCCAGTCCCACGCGCCTGTAATGCCGCCCCAAATATTATTTAAAGCGCTGCCCATCCAGTTCGCAACTTCAGTCCACGTCTTTTTAATAAATCCTATCGCACCGCTGAACGCGCTGCTAAAGCTGTCCCAGACTTTGCTTAAAGTTTCAGAGCTAAAAATATTTTTCAAGCTCTCCCAGCCTGAATTAATAAATTCTTTTGCCGTGCTAAAGCTTGATTTAAAACTATTCCAAACATTAGCTGCCCACTCGCCGATAAAAGAATTTTTTAATAGCTCCCAGCCCGAGCTGATTAAATTTTTCGAGGCCTCAAAGCCTGATTTAAAGCTGTCCCAAATATTATTTAAACTCTCAAGTGTAAATAAATTCTTCAAGCTGTCCCAGCCCTGAGCTATTAAACTTTTCGCGCTGTCCCAAGCTGTCACAAGCCCGTTCCAAATATTCCCCGCCCATTCTCCAACAAAAGAATTTTTTAAATTTTCCCAGCCTTGAGCGATTAAATTTTTTACGCGATCCCAGCCTTCAAGTAAAGCATTCCAAATATTATTTAAATTCTCTAACGTGAAAATATTTTTTAAATTATTCCAGTACTGCGTTAGTTTTGCTTTCGCATTATCCCAGCCTGATATTAAGCCGTCCCATACACTCGCTAAAGTCTCAAGACTAAATAAATTCTTTAAACTCTCCCATCCCTGAGCAACTAAATTTTTTGCGCTCTCCCAGCTCGAGACTAATACGCTCCAAAAATTTTTCAGCCAGTCGGGCGTTATCCAATTTTTAAAGCTTTCCCAGCCGCTTAATATCCAAGTCTTTACGCTCTCCCAGCCGCTCACAAGTCCCTGCCAGATATTTTTTAAACTATCAAGCGTGAAAATTTTCGTGAATTTATTCCAGCCGGCTTTAATAACTTTCACAAGCTTGTTCCAGCCGCTTATCACACCGTCAAATATATTATTCAACCAGTCAAAATTAAATAAACTCTTCAGCCGCTCCCAGCCCGCGCTTACCGCATCGCAAGCAGCGTCCCATGAGCTGCTTATCCACTCAAAGCTAAATAAGCTTTTAATCCATTCCCAGCCTGAAATAAAAATATTTTTCAGCCAGTCCCACGCCGCGCCCATAGCTTCAACAACTTTGTCCCAGTTGTTATAAAGCCACCAGCCCGCCGCAACTAACGCCGCAACTGCCGCAATAATTAAAAATATCGGATTTGCGCTCATCACCGCATTTAATACAGCCTGCGCTGCGCTCCATGCACTCACGGCAATTTTGACAGATTTATAAACCGCAACTAACGGCACTAACGCACTTACAGCATAGCCGACCCACTTGCCGACCGTCCGCCATGTGCTCGCCTGCGTCTCTACCACAGGGCTTAATATTCCTAAAAATTTTAAACACGCCGTCCCGCCAGTAATAAACGGCTTGAACACATCGCCGATTTTAGCAAACGCATTACTTACAAATCCTAACGCCTCAGCTACGCCGTCTTTAAAGCCTCTAAAAAATTCTAAAACTCTAAAAAACACTTTGCCCATGTTTTGAACTGCGTCCCACAGGCCGGCCTTTTCAAGCTGCTGCGCTGTCGCCTCGTCAACCTCAAGTATTCCGTCCTTACTCGCCGCTAATGCAAACTTCCAGCCCGTACTAATTGCCGTTATCATGTCTCTAAAGCCCGCGAAATTAGTTTTATACGCCGCTGTCATCAAGCCTAACGCCGCAACTATTAACTTAATCGGCCCCGGTATGCTCCATAAAGCTTTTAACATGCCTTTAATAGAATTACCCGCCTGATTTTTTAAAATTGCAAAAGTATATTTAAACGACTCACTCATGGCAAGTCCCATTTGCCGAGCTTCTTTAAAATACATAAAGCCGCGAGTTAAAGGCGCATATAATGCTTTAGTCACGCTCAGGCCTGACGCTTTCATCGCGAGCTTCCAAATCTTACTCGCGCCCTGAGCTGCCATTAAAGCACCGTTTAAAGTCAGCACGCTGCCGACTAAAGTCATAATAGCTCCCGCGCCGCCGAGTACTGCTTTAGATATAACCGGAAAATTTTCGATAAAACCCGCTATTGCGCTCTTAATACTCGCATACTTGTCTATAAACCAAGTCTTAACGGGGATAAAGATATTTCCTATTGCGATTTGCAAGCCCTCGCTCGCACTCTCAAGCCGCTTCATTGCGCCCTGATACGTCGCGTTCATCTTGTTTGCCATAGCTCCTGCCGCGTCTCCGACGTTTAATAATTCAGCAGATAGCTCCTGTAATTTGCCCGTGTCGATCGCATCCATTAACGCCTGAACTTCCGTCTTAGTAGTCAAGCCAAATAACTCTTTAAGTATGCTGCCCTTCTGCGCTGAACCTAAGCCCTGAGTTCTCATAGCCTGCGACAACTCGCTTAATATATCGGGGAAGTTTCGCAAGTCGCCCGTTTGCGTCATTATCTCAACGCCTAAATTAGCTAAAGCCTTTTGAGCCGCCGACCCGGGGCTTGATATTTTAGACAATGCACTCGCTAAAGCAGTACCGGCGCGTCCGCCCTTAATTCCAGCGTTGCCTAACATGCCTATCATCGCCGATACTTGCTCTATGTTCAAGCCCAGCGATTTAGCATCCGGCGCAACGTTCTTCAACGCCTCGCCTAAACTTGCAATAGACACGTTAGAACTCGCCGAGGCCTGAGCTAAAATATTACTAACCCGCGTCATCTCGCTTGCGTCCATACCAAAGCCGCGCAGTGAACTTGCCGCAATATCAGCCGCCTCCGCAAGTCCCATTCCCTCAGCTGCTGCCATGTTCAAAAGCCCCGGCATTGACTGAATAATTTCGTTAGTCTGAAAGCCCGCGCGTGCTAATAGCTCTTGAGCATTCGCCGCCTGTGAGGCTGAGAACTGCGTATCACGTCCGAGCTGCCTTGCTTGAGCTGATAACTTTTCAAAGTCCGCTCCCGTTGCCCCTGATACTGCCGCTACGCCTGCCATTGCCTGCTCAAAATTTGCCGCGACTTGTATCGAACTTCCAAATAAATTATTAAACGAGTTAAAAACTTTCGACCCCGTCCACATCATACCTATGCCGGCCATTAACTTCTTCGCGTTCGCGTCAAAGTCTTTCACCATTTTTTGCGTAACGCCCTGCAAGCCTGACATCTTCGCGCGTATCTTATCAAGCCCGTTTGACGCCTGGTCTCTTAAAGTCAAAACTATTCCCAAGCCCATTGCTCCCATTGCCGCATCCATTCTCTCAGCTTCACCTCCGCCCTTTTATTTTATTTTTATCTTGAATTTTCTTAATTTCATTTTGCTCAAATTCATTTTGCTGTTTTAGCCGTTCAACAAACCATAAACGCTGACTGCGGGGCATTGCCATAATTTCAGCGTAGCCCCAGCGCAGCCCTTTAGCTAAAAAAAATATCTGCTCGTCTAAAGGCCAATACTCTCCGCCGTCGTTACGGGGATAAAAAAATCAGGTATAGCGTATAACGGCGCGTCATAGCTCCTGTCACACTCTAAGCAGTCAAGCTCGATTTTAGGCTCAAGCCCGCCCTTTAAATCAGCATACGCAAGACGTATTTTTGCCAAGTCTTTAACGCTTAAATTAATAAAGTCCTTATACACCGGCGGCTTCCCGTTAAAGCTTTTACAAGCCGCAAGCGCCATAATTACAGTGTCGAACTCCGACTGCTGCGCTAAAAACTGTTCAGTCCGGCCAGTTGAATAATCAATTTCAGCCGTACCGCCGCGAGTTTCAATTATAATCGGCGTATCCTTGCGGTACTCATATACTTTCAGCTCGCCTTTGTCCAAAGCCTCACGCAAATTAATTTTATAGCCTGATATTTTGTGACAATGCGGGCACTCGTAATTAAAAATTAACTCATCGCCGTAGCTCTGCATTCTAATTCTTAATAACAAATAATTTCTATCGCCGGTCTTCATGTCAAGAATTAAAGCGTTAGCCTCGCCCTCGTTCTCCGGCAGCGGCTTATTATTCAAGCTCACCAACGCGCTCAGCATAATTTTATTCAGCGCGCGCCCCGTGCTCATCTCTTTGCGGTTAGTCAATAATCTTTCAGCCGCCGCATCTATCTCTTGAATTTCAACGGCTATACCCGACGGTAATTTAAAGCTCTCAACTTCGCTTATTATCTCGCGCTTCGGCATTAATTAAATTTCTCCTTTAAATTTTAAATTTCAAATTGCCGCCCTAACTTGAAATAAAATTCAAAATTAAAGCGGCTTATTTCAACTTATCTCATCTCAACGTCATCAACGCTTAAAGTCAACGTCTCAATCATATGGTCTGAGCTTTCGCCCTCAAAGTCGCTCAGGCTTAACTGCTTAACCCATGCGCCCTTTAAAAGCCATGTGCGCATCGTATTGCCAACGTGATCCGTCTCGCGCAGCTCTATATCACGCTTATAATCGCCCGGGTTGCCAATATCGCCGCTCTTCGTATTAACCGCGCTCTTCAGCCAGTTCCAAGCCGCATTGTCAACTCTATCAGCCGGAACGCCTTTCTCAAGCTCGCAGTCCCCAACCGTCATGCGCCCCGCGAACTTACTCGCGCGAACGCTGCCTAACGGATTAAACTCGTCAACTTCTATCTCAAGCTCCGGCACTGTCGCTCTTTGAAAGTAAGCAGCGTCGAAGCCGTCTATTGCAACTATAAATTCATGCGCCTGCCGGGGATTGCCCGGGAATAAAGGTCTCGCTCCCATGTCCCTATCCTCCTATCACGTCAGCCAGGCTCTCGGCAAAGTCAGCATCAAGACGTGTGATAACCGCGTCTATCATTACCCACTTAATACCAACAACCGGCTTGACAAATATCTGACACTTAAACTCACCGCGCTGCACGCTCTCAGCGGTGTTTAATTTAGCTTTATCTAAGCTCTCAGCGTCCTGGTCGCAAAAAATATAATAATCATAGAACCAGCGCTGCGCTTTCCACTCCCTGAACTTCGGCTCAATTCCCCGATAGAACTGCCGCCACGTAGTCGGGTCGTTCTTCTCGAACAAATAAGCTCTTGCATAAGCTGCGACAGCCTTTTCAACGACTATCATTAAACGCCTAACGTTAAGCTCTCTTAACAAGCTTGCCTGACGCTGTAAAGTCTGAGCGCCCCAAGCAACCGTCCCCGTGTCATTAAACACGCAAATCGGGTTAAGCTGATTTTCACTTAAATAATTGCCCTCGCCTAACGCGCCCTTTGCTCCGACGTTGTAATCAACGCCTAAAGCGTTTAAAATTCTGCCGCGTCTTGCCCCCGCCGGCACATGGCTTTCATCGCCCATGTAGTCATTAACCGCAAGAATGCCTAATATATCGCCTTCAGGGGCTATATATCTTTCCTTCTGCTTGACTAAATCATAAATTTTAATTTTAGTCGGATACATCGCGCCGTAATTGCTCACAAACGGCGCATGAGTATAAACACCCTGTCCGAGTCTGAACTCGACCTGCTCCTGCGGATTTAAATTAAACGGGCAGCCCGTTATATAAACTAAATCCTTACGATTTTCACAGTACGCAAGCCCCGCCGTGATAACTGCCGCACTTGTAATACCAGGGACTGCAAGCTGTAACGCATCGTCAACTTCGTCAAACGCGTACATGCCCGTCTTGTTAGTCGCACTGCCGATATAATCTGCGTCGGTCATGACATCAGTTCCGTCAACGCCGCCGGTCAGTGTGTAAGTACCCAAGGCCGGCCTGTCAACATTAGCGCCGGACTCACTCGCTAAGTCTTCTAACACAATATAATTACTTTTCTGATTTTCGATATAGAACTCGCTGTCGTCGTCCATTGACACGTCGCTTAAAGTCTCGACATCCTCGCCGTCATCGATAACGCTCAACGTGAACAAATGCTCGGGGTCTAAAGCACTCGCCGAAATTTCGATTTGCAATTTATTGCCCCATGTGCCGGGATTTGCCGCCGAAATTTTTAGCGTGGCCTCGGGCTCGCTTGCCCTGTCTTTAATCTCAACGCTCGCCGTCCTCGCCGCGCATGTGTTTAATTTAGTAATGTCCGTGTAATGCACAACCCGCGACACCCACAACACTGCGCCATAGCTTAAAGCTCGTTTTGCAAGCAACGGGAAGTCTGAATTTTTTAAATTGCCGCCGAACACTCTGTCAAACTGAGCCTCGCTGCTAATAAGCTGAGGCTTGCCTATCGGGCCCTTTTCAGTTATACCCTCGACGCAGCTCACGCCCTTAATTAAAGTATCAACATACTGCGATAAATCAATTTCGCGCAAAATTACTCTCGGAAGTCCCGCGCCCATTATGCACTCACCTCCGCGCTTGCCGCTTTATCAGCCGACTTTTTACTCTTTAACTCGCCCCGCTTTATCTTGATAAATCCGCGAGTTTCAGCCCACTCCAACGCAAGACTGAAATTCTTGTCGTCAATCTCTTCCCAGTGAATAGGCTTTCCTTTCGGCGGCAAGTAAACACTCGTGCCGTCCTTCAACGGATAATCGCGCGGCCCGTCTTCCATGTTTCTAATATACATTTTGGCCATAAATTTTTCACTCCTCTATCTCAGTGTTTAAATTAACTTTCTGTATCAGCTTCTCCTCGCGATACAGCTCGCTGTAAACTTCAACATCATGAATAATTAAATCCCCGCGTCCCTCGCACACTTCAGACAAGTTCGGCACGTTATAAACGCTCGGCAAGCTGCGCCACGACCATTTATAAAATTGCCGCCGCGTATCGTCTTCCTCGTCTATAGCCTCTATAACCGGATAAGCCTGAACAAGCCTGCTGCACTCCTCCATGAGTTTCACAAGCTCCAAACTTGACTTACAGCTAAAGGCAATATTAAAGCTCAGGTCATACCAGCGCGGAGCTTTTTCAACTATTGCTGTTTGATTTTCAAAATCATAATTAGCTATAGTCTCGCCGTCGCGCCGCATTTGTCTTTTCTCGCTTGCGACCGGGCCGCTTAAAATAATCGCGGGCAACTCTGACAGCTCAGTTATATTGCCCGCGCTCAAAATCACATTCGGCTCTATCTTCCGAAATAATTTTATTAATGCTCTTGTTGCTGCTACTATCATGGCCTAAACGCCTCTTTCACGGCTTTTAAATAAATCTCGGCGACTTTATCTAAAAACTCTTCGCTGCTAAAAATCGGACTTAAAAACGGCCTCGGCGGAATGTGTATATATTCAGTCGACTTCTTTAAATGCAGTCCGTTGTGATGAAGATACGCCCGCATTTTCGGCGTAACTTTAATCGTGCAGCCGAACTCGTGAACCGCCGCGATATTAGCCGCGTTAGCTCCGCCCTTCGCCGACTTCTTCACTCCGATAAATACGCTATTAGCTTCCGGCACTGCATAAGTCACACTGCCGAGCAAGTCGCCCTTATTAATTAACGGCTTGCTTGAGCCTTTACGCGCTATTGTGTACGGATGATTATCGGCAAACTTAACTCCATTCGGAGCGCCGGACACTATGCCCTCTTTAATTAACTTCACGCCGTAATTGCCGACGCGCGCGGCCGTCTGATTTAATTTGCGCCTCAGCCTATCAGGATTTAAAATAACGTTCAGCTTGTCCCAGTTACCCTCAAGCCCGCTCATGCTATTTGCTCACCGTCCTGATGCGCTCAAAGTAAACATGAACGTGATAATTTTTAGAATTATAATGCGCCGCAGGTCTGACTTCGATAATCTTTAATCTCGACGTGAACGTGTAGTCCTCTTCAAGTTCAAGCTCATCGTTGACTTTACCGCCGGACTTTACCCACTCGTCATTATAAAAGACTATATGGCCGTCACTGACGGGATCGTTGCCGCTTGATACACTCGTTACAGTCTGAAAGCTATTATATTTAACCTGGCCGCGAAGCTCTATCGGCTCAGCAAAAATATTTTCGCCCAGCACTCCAAACTCGGGGTCGGTTAAAGTCTCAATGCGTTTAAATAATAGAACTTTGCGCGGATGAATTATTTTAGGGATAAAATTCATTTAGACAACCGCCATCTTCATGCTCGGCATTGTGTACCGCATAATAATATTATCGATCTCACTGTCGCCGGTTAAATTATTTTCGCTCATGGCCTTTAATATCTCGCCGTTCAAGCTGTAGGAATGGCCGTCCGTTGTCTCCGACTGCAATAAATTATTTAAACGCTTTTCGTCTTGAGCCTGCTTGTCGCCTAAATCAGGGAAATTATATAACGCGAGCTTCATCGCCGCGCGTTTAATTAATTCCGGCGTTTCATACCCGGCTTCAGCCTTGTCAACATAACCCCAGAAGCCATAAACATTAATATTTAAAATTCCCTTGCGCCAACCGTTATACCTGTAAGCTTTAGGATAGAACCGGTCGTCCTCCGGCGGGACAATGCGGTTATATAACACATAGTCCTCGATTTCCTCGCCGCTCACTGTCACGCTATAGTCTTGAATTAAAAAGACGGGAAGCCTTAAAATCTTCCCGCCGTGTCCGTCTAATCTAATTTCAAGTTCGCGCGGCTCGAACCATTGACGCGTCATCGTGTCGATATAGCCGCAAGATAATTTAATTAAGCTTTCAAGCTTCGCGTCATCGGCCTGCTCGTCAGTAACGCCGCAAGCCCGCAAGTCCTCTATGCTGCAATACATAATTTAAACTCTCTCGAACAAGCCTGAAGCTAAAAACTTTTCAGCCATATCGGCCTCAAGCTCTTTAACTTCGCCTTTCTTAATCAGGCCTAAATTAAAATTTAAATTATTATACGAGCCCGCGCCCGTCAATTTGATTTTTACTTTAGCTTTAGGCGCATTATTATTTTTATTATTATTCTTCTTGCTGCTCACCGGCTGCTCGCTCTGCGTGTCCTGCACGACTTCATCTGTTTTAGCTTCAGACATAATTACCACTCACCGTCTTCTACTGTAAAAGTCTCAGTTGTCGCCCCGTACACGGCTGACTTTCACTTGCTTGCGATAACCAGCGCATCATCCCAAACGATTTTGCCCGGGTCAACGCGCATGTACATCGTGTACTCTGTCATATCTTTGCGCGGCTGATAGACCGAATGCACGTCCATATCGCGCTGAATGCCCTGAACGATATTATTTTTGTTAGTCAAGATAATTATATCGTTCGGCATGCTCGCAACAGGGAATAAACGCACGCCCAAGAACGTCGCAAGATTGCCGTTAATTAAAATATTATCGCCCATTGTCGTAATGCGTGACGCAAGGCTTAATATATAAGCGTCCGCAACAGAGCTCGCGCAGTAGAAACGCAGGTCATTCCTGTCGGTCTTGTACTTGTCGGGCAGTGCGCTTAACATCGCGGGCAGTATGCTGTCTTTATAGTCGTTATTAGCAACACTCGCCGGTATATTAATTTTATGAGTAACGCTGCTGTCTTTCGCCTGTTTAATAATTCCGTCGCCGATAGTCAAGAACGTTGCGTCAGTTCCCGTGGCCGTGCTGTCGCCGTTGAATAACAAATCAGCCAAGTCATTGCTGAACTGCTGCGATAACATGCGAACGATATGATCGCGCGCCTGTTCACGCTCGATATTGTCCTCCAAAAATTCCTGCGAAATATCAGCCGGTAAAGTTACCTTTACAGAGCGTAACTCTTTGCGCTGCGTCGTAACGCCCATTAACTCGCTCGGCTGCTGTCCCTCTGTCGCCTTGCGGATAATGCGTCCGTTCACGAGTAAGAAGTCTAATAATTTTTCAGGGCTGCGCATACGCTCAACTCTAATATCTTTCAATATTTCAGAGTTATCGACCATGTAATCAATAAACTTGTCGGACTGCTCGGGTGTAAGCTTGCCGCCCTTGCCCGTGCCAGTCATGTCGTTAGTAGTAATTGCCGCCTTTAATAATTTTTCATTGTCAAGCATAATTATCACCTCAAAAAATTTTTAAAATTTAATTAAATTAAAATGCTCCAGCCCAAAAGTCGCCCGTACTCTTCTTGACGCTTGCATCTTCCGGCTGACTATGCGAAAGGCCGCGCGCTTTCTCTACACGCTCCAAACGTTCAGTCACGGGCTTTAACGCCTCGTCCAATACGCTTTTAACAACTTCAGCGACGCTCGGCTCTTTAGCTTCGGCCTCTTTCTTAACCTCGGCCTCGGCCTTGCTCTCGGCATCGCTCTTCTCCAACGCAGCAAGCCTCTCATCAAGCGGCTTGACTGCCTCGTCAACGCTCTTCTTTACTTCATTAATTAAATCTTCTTTAGTCACGGTCTCCGTGCCTCCCTCGTTATTTTCTGTATCAGCGTCCGCGAGCAAATCAGTTAATGCTGCGTGCGCCTCTTTAATTTTTGCTAATCTTGAACTTGAAATTTTGCGGCCTGATTTCATGACTTCAGTCTCGCTCTCGCCAATTAAAATTTTTTCAGCTACAGCCTTAAAGTCATCAAGAGCCGCGCGAATTTTGACGGGATTGCTTTCGGCTTCTTTAATCGTTTCACCGCCCCACGGGCTTAAACTTAAAGCTTTAAACAACGCCTGCATTGCGTCATTCAATCTTTCAGCTTTCCTCCGCGCGTTTAATTCATCTTCCACTGCGCCCTTTTCAACTTGCGAATTTTCGCCTGTAAAAAATTTCTTCAGCACGCTAAAAAGCCCCTGCGCGTTCTTTTCAGTCTCTACTTCGACTTCAACGCTCTCAGGGGCTTTGCTCTCCGTCTCGTCCGGCTTGGCCGATTTAAAAATTTTAAATTCCTCGCCGTTCGCCGCTTTATTAACTAAACTCACGGCGTTTACTTTCACATTCCGAAGCTCGCCGGGCTTATTCGGCTTGCTCATGCTCAATCACTCTCCTTGTCTTCTACAAGCTGTGCCGTCCCCTCAATCGAAAAGCCGGTCAGCTCACCTTTCACTATCTGCTCCCACACGCCTTTATCAGGCACATGAACGCCGACTACCCACGCGCCCTCTACAAAATCAGGGTCGCCCTTACGCACGATAAAGCTCTCAACAACCGCGCCCTTGTCTTTCGCGCCGGTATGATTGCGGTCTATCTGGTCATTCTTCAACTCGCTCATAAAATCATGAGCCATTTTCTCAATAGTCTCGTGTGTCATCCAGTTGCCGTCCGTGTCAAGCTCGTCCGGCTTATAGACTTCGCCGTAAACTATCTGCTTCGCGTCATCTGACTTCTTAAAATTAACTATATGCTCGGTGTTAATCTTGCTCATAGCTTCACTCCCTTTAATAAATTTTTTGCAATAAAAATGCCCTGACTTAAAAATTAAATCAGGGCTTATAGTTTGGTGTTTTATGGCAGAGTTTGTTATTCAAAAAAATTCGTTAAAATATTTACGGCTACATTTTGTAATACCGCCCAGCCGAATTTTCCAAATTTATCTTTCAACTGCCGAAGTTTTTCTTGACTTGTACTCATGCGCTCAATCTCAAGCTTTTGCTCTACATACTCTAATCCGTAACGCGTCATCATGACACTGTCAAGATTTACAGCATTAGGCAGCATTCTTGTATTAGGCGGGAAAGTTTT